ATGTCACTTACTCGATTTTGACTAATGCCAACCATAGGGGCAAGATCATACTGAGTAAGCTCTGCCTCTTTACGGATAGCACGCATTTTAGCGCCATCAAATACTTTCATCTAAACACCTCCCCACCATCTGAGTACCATCTGTTTTTAAGTACATGACGTGCAATCTCGCATTGCACTTGTGGTTTCTGATAATAATCCACTTTTTCTTTATGCTTTTTGATAGCTTGCATAGTGTGAATTGTAACAATCGCTGCCCATGTGATAGACATCAAAGTTGTAAGTACCATAACGATTTCAATTTTTGTCATTTTCTGTTTCCTTTTCAAATTGGTTTAATACTGATTGTAAAAGTAATTTCACCCTCTCATCTTATTTCTGATGGTGAAAGAGTGTTTAGGTGGCGCATCCTCAAAAGCATCTTGAAACTCTTGGTTGATTTTTCGGATATTGAACGGCTCGTAAGCGTGGAAATAATATCCATACTTATCAAGTTCACCCTCAACACCAGTTGCCCACGATAAGAAAACAGCTTGTTTACACGATGGGCAAGTTATAGCCTTGCGATGCGCTCCTACCTTGACTACTTTACAATGTCCACAAAATGGGCATTGTAAATCTGCTTTAACTCTATTCATCTTATTCATCCTCACATTCAAATTCTAGCTAAGGCAGATAGTTATACATACCACAAAAGTCATGCTAATTATTTTCCTTAGATTTTTTGTGTTAAAAAAGGGTTGTTTGCAAAGGATACACATCTTCAAATGGCACCCCAAGCCTTAGGCAGTCTCGTTTGATGTCCATTGTAGAAATAACGTACTTGACGCCATTGTTTTTCTTGTCGTAATGTGGAAAAGTGTACCCGTCATTTTCAATTTTGGTCTTGATGTCCGTTTTGGTTTCAGGTTCCCAATCCACCCAATCCGCCCACTCCATTCTTGTCCTCCTCAAACTTTACAAACGTTAGCCAGTGTGTGGTGCCTCTTCGCTGACCAAATAAGGGCTTGAATGGTATCACCTCTAGTAATTTCTTTACATTTATCTGAGAATCAGACCATTTAAAGACTAGTGTGCCTCCAACTTTTAGAACTCTCATACATTCTTCAAAACCCTTGGCCAAATCTTCTGACCAGGTAACTTTATCAAGCTGTCCATACTGAGCTTTCATTATCGAATTAGGTCCAGCCCATTTTAGATGTGGAGGGTCAAACACAACCAAATTAAAAGTATTATTTTCAAATGGCATGTCACGAAAATCACCGATAACATCCGGGGATACGTTGACCTTTTTATCATGTATATCAAACTTTTCTTGTCTGATGTCCATGAAAGTTGTATGACTCTCATTTTTATCAAACCAAAACATTCGAGAACCACAACACGCATCTAGTATTCTGATTTTCTCCATCTAATTATCCTCCTCATCCTAATCCAACGGTACAAGTCGTCTTGCTCTGTTTGGGTTCGTTCGCCTCTTGTACGTTGGCGTGTTGTAGTAGTGTATTGTTTCTATTTTTACATTAAACTGTCGGGCTAATTCCTTTACAGTACCCATGCCCAATAATTCATCGCCTTTGTAGAGGGCGTACTCCTTTTCTAGCATGATCATAGGCGTTTAAAACGGCAAATCGTCATCACTGATATCCAATGGGTTTGTCGGTCTGCCAAATGGATTGTTATCACGGGTGAAATCAGGAACTGGATTTGTTGTGTTCCCCTCAAAGAAACTACCTTGTTGCCCGTAACTATTTCCATTTTGGAAATTGTTCCCTTGGTTATTTCCATTTTGGAAAGAACTGCCCTGGTTACTGTAACCCTGTTGCTGATAACCGCCATGATGGTCTTGATGGCCTTGATTATTTTGCTGACTGTTACGGCTTTCCAACAGTTGAAAATTACTAGCAACAACCTCTGTGACATAGACACGTTGGCCTTGCTGATTATCATAACTACGTGTTTGAATTACTCCTACGATGCCGATCAATGAGCCTTTTTTAGCCCAATTAGCAAGATTTTCAGCTGACTGTCTCCAGATAACGCAATTGATAAAATCAGCCTCACGCTCTCCAGCCTCGTTCTTAAACGGACGATTTACAGCAAGCGTAAACGTAGCAACCGCAATATTAGATTGCGTGTATCTCAGTTCGGCATCTCTTGTAAGTCGCCCTACTAAAACAACGTTATTTATCATCCTTTACCTCCTCTACCTCTGATACCTTGATTTCATTTGAACCAAACTTTAATAAGTCGGCGTATCGTTTCACAAACTCAATAGCAGCCATAAATGAATTTTCTGCATTGATTTCTGACCCCAAATCAAGATCTGCAATTTTACCACTGACATAAAAACATCTCATAGGTCTGATTCCTTAACAAACACACCATCCACCATCTTTCCTTGACGGTCTTTGATTTCATTCCATGCCAATTCAAGGCACTCTGTCAAAGTCAAATCAAATTTCTTAGCAACAAACATCAGATAAATAGCAATGTTACGACTACTTAACTGAATTTGAGTGCGTGCGTTAATGCGATTTGTATTAGTTGAAACATCAACCAAACCACGCGCAATCAACCCAATTTCATTAGCAATGTGCAAGTACAGTAACTCTACTGACCACTGATCTACATAATGAAAGTTATGCTGTCCGTTCTCATCTGGATTGAGAGACAAATGGATTTTAGAAAAGTTCATCTGTTGAGCTAGGATAGTCAAGACAACCATCATATCTCCAACGCTATCAGCTATCTTTTCCTTATCCTTTCGTACTGTCGCACCATTGAGCTCCCCCCACTCTTCATTGAGTTTGAGCATTTGAGATAATGGGCTTGCTTTGTCAAGCTCCTTAGCTGTTGACCAACCTTTTACATTTTCAATCAGTTCATTAAATTTCATTGAGCATACCTCCTACTGCAATATTCACGCTCTAAGCTATCTAACCCCACTTTTAAATACTCGATAGAGTAACTAGCAAGGCTTTTCTTTTCAATTTGTGTGAGAGGCCTGTTAGCCTCCTCAAATTCTAAAATAAGTTGATACTTTCTAAATTCCACCTAACCCTCCAAAGTTTCAAAACTGATAAAGTTATCCTCAAGCCATTCTTGCAACTGATTAAGCTGAGATTTTCCACCATGCAATGTCAAACGCAAATTAATTGTTAAAGGCTCGCTAGGCTCAAATTTTGCCACCTCTCGCACGTTGTTTTGTGGTTCTGGTGTAATTGTACCCTGCTCCAAAATCTCGCCTGTTTCGGCATCGTAAGCTTTGATATTCGCATTAGCATTTTCCTTGGCCGATTGAGCAATTTCTTCAAGTCGTTCAGCTTTTGCTTTTTCTTGAGCCTCTTTCTGCTCTTTGCGTGCAATCTCAGCATCACGATCTGTTTTCATCATCTTGAAAACATCGGCAAGGCTCTTACCATCTTCAAGATGTCTGATATAGCTATCAGCTGGCAAATCGTACTCTTGAGCTTGCTCTTGGATAGCTTGCTTGTTGGCCTTGTATTCTTCCAGGGCATCAAATTCTGAGAGCACTAAGGCATCCATTTCATCAAGTGTTGTCTTTTTCAGCTCATACTTGCCTGTTTTAAAATGTTTTTTGAGGCTGTACTCATCGTATTTGTCAGCGAATGTGGATTTTTCAATCCCTGCGACCATACACTTATCCTCAAATGTGGCACGCACGACATCCACGCGCATCAATCGTTCATGTTCATCAATCGCATTAAGTCCTGCTGTGATGTTTGAGATGACATTATCCAATGGCTCAACTGTTTTCTTGTACCACTTCTCAAATTCCTTGTATGGATTATTAATGTTGTTTTTGATTTCCTTACGCCGAGTTTCCAACGCCTCTTTTAATTTATTTAGGCGTGTACGCTCATCATAATCAACCTTGTAAGTGGATGCAGTCACCTCATAATCCGTGTACTGTGCAACGATTGCTGCAAGTTGTTTCTCAACGCTATCATAATCAACGTTGATTATTGCAGGTTGAAAATCTACCTTGATTTCTGTTAAGCTATTAGTTACATCTTTTACCATGTCTTTGTTCTCCTAGTCTGTGAAAATTTTGATTTTACTACCTGATGATGAATGTCCAAAACATAAATTGCCATTATCACAAATTAAGGCAAGTTCTGTTTTTGATAAATTAGGGGTATTCTTGTAAATCTCATACAGTGAATTCCCGTAACCACCACCAACTCGACCATATACAACATCAACGGTTTCTTGATCTTGTTCATTCATTTTGTCGTAATTCCATTTGTCCTTGATGATATATTTCTCTTTCAACTCTTTTAGAGCTGAAAGATTAGATTTCTGTTTTTGGCTTTCGTTTTCTGTGAAAGCCCATGGCGAATAAATTTTATTTTCAGTCATGTCTTATACTCCTTGTTTTTCGTATGCTTTTTGAATTTGTTTAGTGAGATATTCCATCACTATGTTATAGCCATCAACTGGGACTTTGTGGAAATCGTCTATTTGGTACTTGCTCAATACAAAATTTGCAACTGTATCAAATGGCGCTCCCTTAATCGTCGCAAACTCTTCAACGTTCTTGATGATTTCTTGATACTGAATGTTATCAATGTACCTCACTTGTTGTTCTTGAGCTTGCTGGTTGTTTGGTTTCTGTTGCTGATTATTCTGCCCTTGTTCTTGGCTTTCTTCTACGGGATACTCATCAATATCTTTTTCACCAATCGCAAACAACCCCTGCAAGGCATATTTCCGAGCATATGAGCTGACTGCGCCTGTCCATTGTGGTTCTTGCATTTGTTTAATCTGACCTTTTTGGGTACTAAATACTTGAACTGGACTCATTTCAGCGTATGCTGTTGATTGGTACCTCTCGTCTCTCTCATTATTAAAAGCTACGGCTGTTGCCTTTACAAAGATTTTTCCGACAAGCTCAATGAGTTCATCAGTTACGATTACTGACCAATCGCTTTTTAGCTCTTTGAAAGTTGTATAGATGTCCTCGGCATTTCTAAATGCGTACTTCACATCTTTTGATTTCTTTTTTTCTAGTTGCATTTTTTGTTGCAACTCTGGGAAAGTTAAATCTGCCATATTATCTATCCTCCAAGTCTGCTAAAAGGCACATCCCATGAATAGTTAGTAAAGTTTTCGTTTACAATATTCTTGATGATTTCACCTTTTGAAATTTCAATTTCCTGTGTAAATTCCATACCCATTTCAAAAGTGAAAATTTTAATATCAACATCAAACTTACTAGAAATTTCTGTGTAATTGTCAGCTGATGCTGACCATGCTTGTTTGAAATCTTCAAGTTCGATAATCACAAAATCATCATCCAACCAAATTTCAATATCTTTACTAGAAATAAACGCACGCCTTGTACCGTTTATATAAAAATAATCATACTCATTTTTAAATCTTAGTAGAGTACCATCGTGTTCATCTTCAAGCATTGCGCCTTTATTTCCTAATAGCATTTCTTTTAAAGCTGATGCAACGTTTTCGCGTCTGCCTCTTAATTTAAGAGTCCCCTCTGCCCAATTTGGCATATTTCTTTCCTCCTCCTGTAAAAACTCTGTAATTCCCTTATTTTTTATAAGGATGAGTTTGTTGTTTATTAGTAATTGTTATTAGTTAGTGCCGTTAGGCTCAAGATTGTTGTTTTTTAGTGTGCGTTAGCACTACATTGTTATATATTGGTACTTGTTGTATAGTTAGTATTTATTAGTCGTGGAATTTTCAACTGTTGATTTTCTCAACTATTGAATAATTCAACTGTTGATTTTCTCAACCATTGAATAATTCAACTGTTGATTTTTCAGTAAGTTGAATTATCTTTACCTTTGGATAACTCTCTATCTAATATCTGTTTGAAATAATCTAAGTGACTATCCTTTATCGGTATATCTTGTGCGAAAACATAATTTTCAACACCTTTTTTATATCCTCTACTAAATCTTACAACTCGTATATATCCTGCCTCTTGTAATTCCTTGTAAGCTGCTTTATGAGCATCCCTACCATTAGTTGACCTTTTTTCAAGTTCGCTTATATAGATGCGCCAGTCATCCTTGTTGCTAAGGATTTCAGCAAGCAATCCCTTTGCTTGCAAGCTCAAATTAGTATCTTGCAAAAAAGCATTATTCAAAGAGGTATAGTTTTCATGGGTGTTGGTGAAATATGTATCTCATTAACCGTTAGCCTCCAATCTACGCTCATTTACTTTTCTAAAAAGCTCATATACTGGGTTATCGTCAGGGATAACATATCCGGCAATACTGTCTCTTTTTGTTCCGTCTGCCATCGTGTGCGTTACTATGTAATGCTCTTTAACCATTTTCTTTCCTTTCTAGCAATTGCTAAAATTGCGAGAGTGTCAATAACTGTTAACCCTACCAAACTATTAATTAAAATATCGCTTAGTTGATAGTATTTTCTTTGCCAATTATCGACTAATAGTTGTTGTGTGCTGTTCAGTTCTTTCATTATGTGGTATAATTAAAGTAGTTATTTTTAAACAAGCGCCTTACTTGGATTGCAGTCCGTAGGTGCTTTTTTTGTTATAGCCACCTCATTTTTCCCTCCTTTCAAAGTTGCTGTTTTAGCAACTTAGTTTGTAAAAAAATTTGCCAGTGGCTCATTGAGAAATTCTGAAATAGTATTAGCCTCTGAAAAAGAGAAATCTCGTCCGCCACTACGATTTAACTTTTGGTTAAAAGTGCTCTTGTTAATACCTAGCTTTTTAGCTATATCTTGCTGTGTGTAGCCATGTTTTTCAATTAGCATCTTTAAACCTAGATAGGGTTTTGTAGCATTTTCTACTGCTGTCATATTTTCCTCCTTTCAAAGTTGCTGTTTTAG